GAGACGAACAGATACACGTGGCCACTAATAGCCTTGTATGTCACGATATGGGCTTACGGCCTAGTAATTCTTTGGACAAACTCAGGAAGGCCACGATTAACTGGATTATGGAACCCCTAGGTAGAAATACCTATGGCGATAAATATTTAAGTAAAAAATTTTGGCTAGATACGAGTGATCGTCTTATGTATGAGGGAAAAGCCCCAGAGCTTTCTGAAACTAAGAGAGCCAGAATGCCAGCCTTTTTTGAACATAGCAATGTCAATCTACCCCAATACTCTTGAGCCATTATTAGGACCAACACCTGAGTCTATATTAAATGAGCTTGAGGAAATCCATCCACCTTTAAATCCAACTCCCGATGAATCAATGGAGAAAATTATGTATAGATCTGGTCAACGTTCAGTCGTTGAATGGATTAGAAAACGACTTAGTGAGGAATAGTTATGGCTACAGCTGCAGAAATACAACAGATTTATCAAGATGTCTTAGGTAGAGGAGCACAGTCATCAGGTTTAAATTACTGGTTAGGTACTGGAGATTCTGTTGAAAAAATTAGAGACGATATAGCTCAAGGTTCAGAAGCTCAAGGTAAAGTAGCTGATCTTTATTCAACTTTATTAAACAGAGATATTAGTAGCGGTGGTTCAAATGAATTTACTACCAATGCTGCTGATGAAAAAGATGCTAGTTACTGGTTAGGAGAAGGTGGTCTAGCTTCTAATACTAAAGGAACTCTTGCTGATGTTGAAGCAAACATAAAACTAAGTGATGAGTATAAGAATCTTCATGGTACTGATGGCGATTCTGGTGTTATTGATGACATTACTGGTGATCCTGCCGACGATCCTACTGTAGATGTAGGCCAAACATCACAGGATATACAAGATATGATTGATGCTGCTTTAGCTAATATTAATACTGTAGATACCAGTAATATTATTGATTCAGATTCTACTTCTGGGATACAATCCATTGCTACAGCAGATGTTTTAGCAGATATTAAAGCAGCTCAAGGAGATATACATTCACTTCAAGGTAAGTTTGCTGGTCTAGGTGATCAAACTTTAGGTCAAGTAGAAAACATTATTGACACTAAGTATGGTGCTCAATTAAAGAACCTAAGTTCTACTTACAAATCAGATGTAACAGATTTAAAATCACAGATAGGAGATCTAGGAACTAAAACAACTAAACAATATTTAGATTTAGAATCAGCTTTAGGTAAAGCTGGTGATCAGTTTGGTACTAGATTAGATGATATGCAAACTGATTGGCAAGGTAAATTTAAAGCAGGGCAAGCTTCTTTAGGTGATAAGATAACTGCACAAGGTAGTACTTTTGATAAACGTTTAAGAGATCTTTCAGCTAGTATGAATTATAAAATGTTAGATGATAGTGCAACTGGTGTGCAAACAAGAAGATCACAAGCGTTTAAATCAGGTAGAACTTCTAAAGGAGCTGGACAATTAGGCAGATCATTAAGATTAAAATCTTTAAATATATAAAACGATGACAGCTAAACAACGTTATGATAGTTTATCCACTGACCGTACACAATTTTTAAGCATAGCTACACAAGCTACACGCTTAACACTTCCACAATTAGTAAGAGAAGAAGAAGAACATCGTGGAGCTAAGAATTTAATAACTCCTTGGCAAAGCGTAGGAGCTAAGGGAGTAGTAACGCTCGCATCTAAATTGATGTTAGCTTTAGTACCTCCTAACACTAGCTTCTTTAAATTACAATTAGATGATTCAGTATTAGAAGGTGAAGGGTTTCCTCCTGAAGCTAGATCTGAATTAGATCTTTCTTTTGCTAAGATTGAAAGAACAATCCTTGAATCAATAGCTGCCTCTAGTGACCGAGTGGTCATACATCAAGCACTTAAACACTTGATTGTTGCAGGTAATGTATTGATATTCATGGGTAAGGAAGGGTTAAAGATGTATCCTTTAAACCGTTATGTTATAGATAGAGATGGCAACGGCAACGTGATTGAAATTGTCACAAAAGAACGTGTTAATTATAAGTTAATAGAGAATCAAGTACCAGAAGAGGTACGGATGCGTAAGCAAATGACAGTAGTAGATGACACTCGTGATAAAAATCAAGAAGAGTGCGACATCTATACACATATCACACGTGATAATAATAGATTCATTTGGCATCAAGAAGTACATGACTATACACTACCTGCCTCAAGAGGTAAGGCTCCAATAGAAGCTTCACCTTGGCTACCATTACGATTCAATACTGTTGATGGAGAAGTCTACGGACGTGGTAGAGTAGAAGAATTTATGGGTGATCTGAAATCACTTGAAGCATTGATGCAAGCTCTCGTTGAGGGCAGTGCAGCTGCAGCTAAAGTGGTCTTTACTGTATCACCATCAAGCACAACCAAACCACAGACACTAGCTAATGCTGGCAATGGTGCTATTGTTCAGGGCCGTCCTGATGATATAGGTGTGGTTCAAGTAGGTAAAACTGCTGACTTTAAAACAGCATTTGAATTAGCATCACAGTTAGAACGTAGACTTTCAGAAGCATTCTTAATATTGAATGTTAGAAATTCAGAACGTACTACTGCTGAAGAAGTTCGGATGACACAGATGGAACTAGAACAACAACTTGGTGGTCTATTTAGTTTACTTACAGTTGAGTTCCTAGTCCCTTACTTAAATAGAAAGCTTAATGTATTTCAAAAGAGTGGTGAGATACCACGTCTACCTAAGAAGCTAGTTAAACCTACCATAGTAGCAGGGATAAACGCCCTTGGAAGAGGACAAGATAGAGAAAGCTTACAAGCATTCTTAACTACCATAGCACAGACTATGGGTCCAGATTCTATAGGTCAGTTTATTAATCAAGAAGAAGTTATTAAACGTCTTGCAGCTGCACAAGGTATAGATATTCTTAACCTTGTAAGAAGTATGCAAGAGGTACAGCAAGAGAAGCAAGCAATGCAACAGCAAGCTATGAGTTTAGAACAACAAAAAGTTGATGCTCAAGCATTGAAGTCACCACTAGCTGACCCTTCTAAGAACCCTCAATTAGCTGATCAATTACAACCACCTGAATAAACATGGCAGAAACATTAACATATGATGCTGGTACTGATACTGTTAGTGCTTCCGATACCTTAAATACTGATGAGCAAGAGTCTCTACAAGTTGGTGAGGCATTAGAAGAACAACAAGAATCATTACTAGCTGGTAAATATAAAAACGCAGAAGAACTAGAGAAAGCTCACATTGAACTACAACGTAAGCTTGGAGATCAATCTGCTGAAGATGAACCAGAAGAAGGAGAAGAAGTAGAAGAAGAATATGAAGAAGAAACTGAAGATGAACCTGTAGAAGGTGAAGATATTTTAGACACCCTTTGGCAAGAGACTATTTCTGGTAAAGAATTTTCGGAAGAAACTTTACAAGAGTTAGCCAGTAAAAGGCCAGGTGAGTTAGCTAAAATGTATTTACAATTCCGTAATCAAGTTGCTAATGCAGAACCACAAGGTTTAACAGAAGACAATGTAGAAGAGTTAAAAGATTCTATAGGAGGAGAAGATCAGTACCAACAGATTATGGGTTGGGCTAATGATAATCTTTCAGAAGATCAAGTAGCTTTGTTTGATTCTGTAATTGATAAAGGTGATCCAGCTGCTTGTTACTTTGCAGTGCAAGCTTTGAATGCTCAGTATGAAAATGCTGTAGGATCAGATGGTAATCTAGTTACTGGTAAAGCACCTTCCTCTTCTAGTGATGTGTTCCGTAGCCAACCAGAAGTTGTTGAAGCTATGAGTGACCCACGATATGATAATGACCCTGCCTATAGACGGGATGTCATGAATAAACTTGAACGTTCTAACATTGATTTTTAACTATGCCTAGCTATGATGAAGCTCAGCAGATGCATCAATCTGCAGAAGAATCTAAAAGACTTAACGCAGAGCAACTTCGTAAATTAAAGTACAATCCAGATGGATCTTTAAAGAAAAAACCTGCAACGAAAAAGAATGGCAAGATAACAAAAATACCAGTCATTCCTTTTAAAAGAGAAATGAACAAAGTAGTAGACGAAAGCTAATGCCAAAAGGAAAAGGAACCTACGGTACTAAGAAAGGTAGACCACCTAAGAAATAGATAGACATGGCGACCTGACAGTTCATCATCGCCATTCACCTATCTT